CACATGCAAACGACGAACCAGCCCAAGAAAAGAAAGAGTAAAAACTCGATCAGGTTCTTGAGCCACCGAGAGGGGCGCAAAGCGCCCCTCTTAGTTCTCGCCACCCAGAAGCTGGGTGATCTTGGCACCACTCGAAGCAGTGAGCATGGCAAGAAAGCCATCCACGATCTGCTTCAGCTCCACGATGGTGTAACCCACCTCAGGAGCATCGACCACCAGCCAGACGGCTGACTCGAATCGGGTCCCTTCCGAAGTAACAGGATCGGGCCCGACCTTGGAGTGGTCCAGACGGATCAGGCGGTTGTCTCGGTTCTTACCATTACGGTGAGAAATCGAGAGCTTCGTAACCTTGTCCGCGTGTGTGAACGTCCCAGAAGTGGGACCAGTTCCCGTACGCGGCATCGGATACGCAATCGCGTTGATCGTAACGGACTGAGGATCGGCAAAAGCCATTGTGAGGCATCTCTTTCTTGAGGGACTGAGCTTAGCTCAGACGTGGGTGTATAAACTACGGAGCTTTTCCGTAGCCCGCGTTGCTACCACCTGGACATGCCAAGAGCAGCAATAACGGCGACTTTCTTTGGACTTAGTCCGCTATAAGTTACGCCGAATCCGTAAGGTGTTGCAGGTAATCGAATCTTAGATTCGATAGTTTGCACAGTACTGGTATCACCTTGGCCGTTTTCAAGACGGCCAAATAACTGGTAAAAGTACTGCGAATGTTGCATGATGTATGCACCATCCGCCACCACACCATCCACCCCGAGGTTTCCTATATTGGAGACTATGTCTCCAGTATTTAGAAACCAATCGGTGGCCCAGCTCCAGGGAGCTAAATTCCACACGGCTTCGGGATTGAACCCGACGCCGAGTAGTTTACGTGCGTAGGAACCATAACGAGCGATCTGCTCGCCTCGGGAATTACCTACGGGCAAATAGTACTTATATGTTGCCTCGAACCACTTTTTGAAAGTGACTCGTTCGTAAACACCTCCCTGCATGAACCCGGCTTTCGCAGGCTGTACGGTGAACCTTCTGGTCACCAACTGGCTTGTGCGAACTTCGGGCCACTCGTATGTCCGATGGAGAAACCGATTTGCGTCTTGCTTGTAAGCATTGACGATTTTATCGGATTCATTCACGGCACTCGCAAACTTGCGCATGTCGTTTACCAACGGAACCCATCCAAACTCAGCGTTGAGATAGTCGCTGCCAGCGTTTTTCGCTGACAGTGTACCCTCACGCCAGAGCGCAGGAGTTCTAGGAAGGCCACCAAACCGTAGTTCGCCTAAGGCGGACATAAGGTCGAAGGCCGGCGTCGTCGGAATCGTTTGCTTAAATCCGGTTGTACCGGATGTAGTAAGCGTGCTATCCGACGGCACTACGTACTGGGATTTAATGCTAGTCCACGGAACTGTAGCAGTTCCGCCGATAGCTGTTCCTTCCATCTGACTAGTTTTTACATAGACAGGTGTATCTGACACAATGTTTCGTGTCAGACGGAAAACCCCACCGTTAACATAGCGACCCCCATAATAGGGATTGTTCTGTGTAACGATCTGTTCGCTGTTTGTAAACACGAACGAGTACGGTTCCCATGGAGTAAATCCATCCTCGCCGCCGGCTCCAACATAACGGAGCCGACCGGAAGCCCTAGTAATAGGTCCTCCACGAGAGCGGATGAACGACACGGGAACTCCTCCTAGAAATACGATGAGCTATACGGAAAATAAGACTGCTCGGAGAGAGCAATCCCACACAGCGCACCCGGTGAGGGTTAATACATGGTGTGTGACTCTTTCTACTCGCGTAGTAGGAGGGGTACCACCGCTGGAAAGCGGCACCCGCCATGTAACATAGCCC